TCTTCTTTGGCATTATAGTGAGTGTCTTTCTGTTTGTACCTTTGTATAATCCTTGCCAAAATCAGCAAACAAGGCCTTATCTTTTTCACGATTAACAATTCCTCTTGACCAAGAGAATCCTGCGTCTCCACCCCATGCTAACCACATAATGTATCCATTAGATGGGTTTGCTGAGTTACCCCAGTCCTTACCCTTCTTGTCTACTTCATGGCGTGAGAAGTATGAGTACATTCTCTTAACAGTACTAAGAGAAATTGATTCTCCTCTTGCTAACTGTCCTGCACGAGTCCAACCTACAGATGTTCCAGCACCATTTGCTTTTCCATCTTCCTTAAACTTAATTGCTCTACGAGCAGCAGATCTTGCTCCTGCTGGTGGTGAGTATCCTTCAGCCTTTGATACTGAATCTGTATCGTATTCAACTGTGTCATCATCTTCAAATAAATCATCTGCTTTTGCAGCAGGGACACAGTTAGGAACTGGCTTACCATCTGCTCCTGGCTTCATGCCACGCTGTACATAACCATCCCAGCAAGGTGCTTGCTTATTTACATTACCGCAACAGTCTGACTTCATTTCTCCAGCCTGACACTGAGGACATTCTTCGCATGTAACATTTAGTTCCTTACACATTGGACAGCCACAGCCTTCATATTCTTTCTTAAGTTTATCTTCTTCGTCTTCATGATAAGACTTGCCCATTTGTGAATCGTACATTGCCATAGCAACCTCTGAATCCATTGTGTGATTATCCATATCTGCTTTTTCAGCATCCTTGTACATCATGCCAATACTGTATGCTGTTGGCTTCCATGTACCGTTTTCTTCTTTGTGTATTCTAACTGACATTGCTGGGTTTTCTGGTGGCATTGAAACTAAAGCATATTCTGATCCAGGTGTACCAAGTATGCCACCCTCAGTCATAATGTGCTCTATAACGCCGTGTACAACCCCTTCAGAGGTTGATCCCATAACAAAGTCGCCTTCTTTTAACATATAATAATTATACCATGCCTTAAAACTATGCTTGAGCAATCTCTGGGTCATCAGAAAAGGCTATACTTACCGAATGCCTTGGGCACATCGACTCAACACTGTGTATTACGCCCATTGGTATATATGCTGCGTCGCCCTCACTTAATAATACTTCATAGTTTAGTTCTTTGTTATCGTGAAAAACCTTCCATAGGCTTTGTCCGCTACCCTGAATAAAGAATCTGTCTTGTGCATCTGAATGAACTTCAGGATCCCAAAACTCATTCCCCCATCCATCCACACCATTATCATGTACTTTTAGTTCTTCTGGAATCTTTTTAGGGTTATCTGTATTGAATTTTGAAAAAAGACTATCCAGGCACTTATCAGTCATTACATTATTATTTCTATTTATAAAATGAATAATCATCATTGAAAAAAGGACTTGTCCATCATGATACAAAGAAATATCTGATACTGCTTTTTTATAATATTCTAAAACCCTTATATCCTTTTGAATAACCATAGTACCAAATGAGTTATAGTCTATAGTTTCAGTTTCTTTTGCACGATCATAGAAACTATTTATTTCTTCCCAGGAAGGAAATCCTTTATAGAAATTTTTTACAACATGCAATCTTCTTTGCTTTGTGGCTGATATAAGGTCTTCTTTTGTAATTAAGGTCATATAAAATTATATCACATTACTAACCATTTAGGCGATTATGTGTCCTTATCCTATGACAATTAGCACAAACTACCTCACACTTTTCAATCTCTTTTTTGATAGACCTCCATGAAAACCCATCATGGATCATCCTTGATATATTATATTTTTTGTCTCTTATGTGATCAAAGTCTAGGATTATATGGTTACCAACACCACAGTCTACACAGCCAGAATCCTCTTTTATCTTAGCAAGTTTTCTTTTATACTCTTGCTTGTTATAATGGTCTAACTCTTTGTCAGTCATTGTTTCCATTATACCGTGAAAATATTAAGGCCCCACACAGGCAATTCACCTGACTTGCGCCACGGTCTCTATCCAATGGGTAACTAATCCATCACTAAGGTCCTGTGTGGGGACATTTATATTGTACTACTTAATTGCGATTGTTTTTGGCAGTTTGTCTTCTGGGATCTGCTTTTCAAGTCTGATATCTAAGATACCATCCTTAAACTCAGCCCCAATAACCTCAACAAACTCAGGAAGGGTGAAGATATCTGTGAACTTACGGGCTGCTATGCCCTTGTGTAAATACTCTGCTCCCTCTGGTAACTCAGCATCCTGCTTTTCGCCCTTTATTGTAAGTTTGCGATTGTCTAGCGATACTGAGACATCATCCTTAGAAAATCCAGCCAAAGCAAATGAAAGAATATACTCTGTATCATTTAGTTTGACTTGATTGTAAGGTGGATAGTTTGTTGTTGTTGTTACCTTCTGAAAATTTGAGAAGGTATTGAAAAATGGATCATTAAAAAGATCCAGTGCTGTTTTTACCATGTTATTCCCCTTTCAAGCGAATAAGTTAATTTACCCCCCATTTGGGCAGGTATAAATATTATATCACAGGTTCATCAGAAAAGACTATGCTCATTGAGTGTTTTGGACTTAAAGACTCAACACTGTGTAGCAATCCTTTTGGAATAAATGCCAGATCTCCTGGGTTTAATATAATTGCATCGGTCAAATTATTTGAATCATCAAAAAGTCTCCACAGGGTTTGACCTCCACCTTGAACAAAAAATCTATTTTCTGTACCAAAATGCACCTTGGGTTCCCAATCCACTCCATCTATGCCATAGTCTTTAACGGTAATATATTTTGTAAATTTTAAAGGGTTCTTTTCACTAAACCGAAGAAACAGATTTGAACAATCAGGATCACTAATAATGTTATTATTTCTATTTATAAAATCTACTATGATCATTCCAAAAAGAGGTCGTCCTTCATAAATTTTATTAATACTATCTATTACCTCTTTGTAATAATTAAGGATAATTTCTTTTTCTTCTACTTGAAATATTCCAAAAGAAATATACACTATTTCTTTATCTAAATCATATATCTTCCCTATATCTGACCAGGAAGGGGGCTTTCTAAGAAAATTTCTTGATACATGAATTTTTTTTTGTTCTGTTGCCAGGACTAAGTCATTTTTTGTAATTTTACTCATATGTTAAATTATACCATATAGAATGAGCAGTTTATAGACGACTGCTCAGGTCTATAGGCCACGAAGGTTCAACTCCTGCCAACTCTCCAATCAAGGGAGCATCCGTTGTAAAACCTTTTAAAGTCTCAAGCGGAATAGTATCTATTATACTATACCTTTAGGTGGTATACTTGTAAGTATGATAAATAATAAATGGTCTAGTGGAAAAGAAATAGTAGAGCCTATTGCCTATAATGAAGAAAAGGTATATGGTGATCGTCAAATGGAAATAGCAATACCTATATCTCAAAGTCAACTAGACAATGCAAGACTTTTTAATTCAAAATATGAATATGCAAAAACATTAAATAAAAATATATCATACTTAGAGGTGGGTGCTGGCTATGGGCAATCTGCTAAAATGTTTATAGACACAACAAATGCTAAAAGTGCAGACCTTATAGACCTATATGAGAATGCTGAGGGAGTTAGACATCCAGGAGGATCTATTCCAAAAGACAGTTTAATGACACATGAAGAATATATAAAAGATAAGTTTGCCTACCACCCCAATGTAAAAACCATAAAAGGGGATGCAAGAGATATTGTTTTTACTTTAGACAAAAAGTATGACCTTATTCTTTTTGATTCAATATCAAAAAGACTTTTAACAAGAAATGCACTAAAGCATTGTTGTCAATTAGTTAATATCGGTGGGGTTATAGGATTTACTTCTTATATGAATTATGATTCTATTCATTATGATATGTCTGTAGGAATATATCAAAGCGTAAATGAGTTTTTACACTTTAACAGAAACTGGTCTGTTGATGCTATAGTGCTGCATCCTCTTGGATTTCACGAGATATACATCAAAAAGAATTCACAATAAAGTATATTGGCATAGAAAAGCAGGCTAGTTAGTTAAACCAGCCTGCTAATCTAACTGATTACTTCTTTGCTGCTGCTTTCTTTGCTGCTGGTCTCTTAACTACCTTGGCAGTCTTGAGTGCTACTTCAACTTCCTTAGCATCTGGCAACTTGCCGAATGCCTTGTCGTTAGGGTTGACTGCTCTGATTGCAACGGGCACGATGGCTCCAAGCAATGAATAAGCAAGTGTCTTTGGATCTGTTACGCCTGAAGCGTATAGTGCGATTGCAGCACCAAGAACTGATCGTCCGTATGATGCAAGCATTGCCTTTAGTTGTGTTGTGTTCATATTATTCCTCCTAGGATATAACTTTTGTTAGTACTGTGAAACCAATCCATAAACCAATAATTCCTGCGACTCCCGCAAAAACTGGTGGTGCTGGTACTGGCAATTTGAATGCAGCAAATACTACGCCACATCCAAAACCTGTTAGTATTGATAGCATTACATCTTTCATCTGGTTAGACCTAGCGGTGGTCTTATAGGGCTAGATCCAGCATACATAAACCACTGAGTAGCAGAATATCTTTCTTTTCCAGTATTTTCAAGCACTTCGTGCCAATAGTCTGCATTACTAGGAAATGTAATAAAACTATTAGCCTTTGGCTTAATCTTTATATCATGGTCCATAAAGTTTATTTCTCCACCTTCGTAGTCATCATTTAGGTAGTATATTGCTGCAAAGTCTCCCGTTGTGTCTGCATGCTCGTTCATTTTATAGTTTTTTTCAAATTTAACTAAAGGAGTAAAATTGTTTTGAAAAGAATATAGTTCTACATTGTAAAAATCTATACATTTTTGATATGCAGTTATAAAAACTTTATCTAAAATATTGTTAATTTCTTTTGGCATTCTTTGTGGGGTTAAAATCTTGACACCCCAGGGCTGAGTAGTCCAAGAGTCAACACTTATAGCATAGTCAAGCAGTTGTTTGTGCTCATCACTAGATAAAATATTTTCTGTAATTTGTATATTATTTATAGAATTTCCTATATTTTGATTTTTCATTTGTTAGTTATACCATTCTGCTTTTTTGTTAAAGGTAGAGCCAGTAAACTGAAGCCACATAGCAGAACTATATCTGTTGTTGTCAACGATTGTACGCACTTCATGCAAATAGTTTTCATTTCCAGGAAAAATAATTAAACTATTAGGTTTTGGTTTAATCTCTAAATTATGATCTGGGAAGTTAATCTCTCCACCAGTATAGTCATCGTTAATATAATACACTGAGGCAATGTGATTGCCTTCAGATGACAAGGTGTCTACGTGTGGTGCCAAATAAAAATCTTTTACAAACTTAACTAAGTGTAATGCAGACTTATGAAAAGGGTTAATGGCTACATCGTAAAGATCTACAGACTTTTTATAAACAACCTCAAACACCTTATTTAGCATTTTAATAATTTCTTCAGGCAAATCTTCTGATTCAATAGTTACAGCCTTCCACGGTTGCTCTTTCCAAGATTGAGCATTTTTTATGTAATCAAGTAGAATCTTGTGGTCTTCTTCAGGCAATACGTTTTCTATATATTGTATATTGTTTGTAGAGCCCCCTATTTTTGCAACATTTGCTAAATAGATTTCGTCTTTTTCGGAAGGGTTTGTTATCATGTATCTATTTTACCATAGTCATCTGGAAGAAGTTTCTTTAATTCTTTGTAAGCCCCTGATATTTTCTTCATAGAATGATAATGCGGATAGGCCGAACTTGCTATGCCATACTCATCAAAGTAGACTATCTCAGGCTCAACATCAGTAATAAACTTATTTATACCCTGTTGAGCCTCATCTATGTACTGATATGCCCAGTCACGAGAATCTGAAACAAATTTTAAAAATGCCTCATCTGCATACTCTTTGTCTGTTTTGCCTGTGCTCCTGCTTAATTGCTGCAGTAATAAAGTTTCTAAGGTCTTAGCAATAAGAGTCTTATTGGCTCTTTTTTGCAATACATAAAGTGATAAAAAAAGCAATGTCAGAGACGATAGAATGAACATAAAAATTAAATCAATCATAGTCATTTTTCTCCTTTTCTATATCCAATACTTAAGTATAGCAGTTGTAGCAAGTGTTGTCCATATGATATTAAATATTATAATTGTTGGTAGTGTCTTTACCGTTGAAGTCCATATCAAGGCTAAACTAGATACCAATGCAAATATATATAGCCACCAACGCTGTACTCCAAATAATAAGCCAGGAACAATAATAACTACCTTAGTCATGAAAGCAAAAAACTCTACAGTGTTTTCCTTATTCCAGTAAGATCTGTTTTTCATTTTTGATAAAACAGAAAACAAAACTTTTATCTTATTCATTAAACCCACCCATTTTTTTAATAAATTCATAATGATTAACAAAACTGCTTGACAAGTGTTTTTTATTTTTATTAATTTTTTCTATTTTATCTTTTTCTGATTCAAAAACATCTTTAACTTCTTTTAAAAACTCTTTATCTAATATCTTATTTCCATACATAATAATATAATAACCTATCTTACTAAAATAATACATATCTAGTTCAACATAGTTTACAGTGCTGAGGATTTCAAGAGTATTCTTAAGACTTTCTGGCATTGTATTGTTTTTAGTAAAATTAGCCCAGAAGTCTGTATTAGTTTTGTTTGTCATATAGTGCAGGTATAAAAAATCACGAATTTCTTCACAATCAGAAGAATACTTTTCATTAAGAGTTTTTGCTAAATTTTTTGGATCAAAGATATCATGATCATTTTTAAAAATAAGATTAAGAGTTTCTACAGACTGCATAATTGATGTTGCCTCTAAAGGTTCAACAAACCCTGCTGAAAGACCTACTGCTATAGTATTTTTATTCCATATAGTCTTGTAGTAGCCTGGTTCAAAACTAAATGTTTTTGGAGACTTAATCTTATGCCCTAGTTTTTCTTCAATTTCTAATATTGCCTGCTCATCAGTTATGTAGTTAGAGTCAAAAACATAACCACATCCGTATCTATGCTGTAATGGGATCTTCCACATCCAGCCATAGTTCATAGCGGTTGACTCAGTATACGCTGGGACCTCATCTTTATCAATATCAAGAAAAAATGGTACTGCTCTTTTGGCTGGTAAATTATTTGAAAAACTTACCCATTCTGTGTTAAAAACTTTTTTATTTATTACTCTATAAAAGCCAGTGCAGTCAAAAATAAAATCTGTACTGATTGTCGAACCATTGGCTAATTCAATATTTTCTATGTTTCCATCACTATCTTGAATAAAATTATCTACTACTGAATCTATGTGAATTGCTCCACGATCTATTGCAATTTTTGATAAAAACTTAGCCATTTCTCTAGCATCAAAATGTATTCCATACGTGTTATATATATCAAAGTCTGATATATTTAGTGGATCTTCATTTTTACTTACAAATGGCAAATTATTTGAATCTAAAGCCATAGCACTTAATTTATATTCTTTTTCTGGTAAATTTTGTGACATACAATAAAGATGCAATACAGGATAAACACTACGTGTTTTATTTTTTAAGTAAAGTTCTTTTGCTTTTGGATTAAACTTATGAATAGCAAATTCATGGTAATAACTTTGATCATCTTGATTAAAATTATTAAACTTGATTGCTATTTTTATTGTTGACTTTGTTTCTTTTATTAGTTCTTCAATTGATATGTCTAAATATTTTAAAAATCCAATAAGAGATGTTGTTGATGCTTCTCCTGCTCCAAGAATTCCTATTTCTGTGCTTTCTATTACAGTAATTAAGTGTTCGGGGTATCTTTTTTGTGCAGCAAGGGCTGTTAACCATCCTGCTGTGCCACCACCTACTACAACTATATTTTTCAAATCTCTTTTCCACCCTCACGAACTAATAAAACTATAGCACCATTGTCTTCTAATGCCTTCTTTACACGGATCATATACTCTATCGCTTCTTTTTTCTTTTCAACTGTTTGTAAAGACATAAATTCTTTTTCTTTTGCTTTTACTGTTATAAAATGGTCATTGTCTATTACTTGTAAAGAAAAACCTTTTGGGCATTGCAATGATCTAAAAGCCCTTCTCATTTTATCTGTATACATATTACTCCATGGTCAGGGACTGCCACGTTTTACCCCACTCGTCTTTACTTTTGTGACTAGAAAACTCTTTAGATATTTCGCCATTTTCCAAGTATACACCACCCCAGACTCCCCACTCTTTACCCGAAATACCAACAGAAAAACATTCTTTTCTTACTGGGCAGAAAGAGCATAGTGCATCAATTGCTGGTCTTAGTGGTTCGTCATCCTCATACTTTTCAAAAAATAAATTTGTATCATAGTCTAAGCAGACTGCATCATCTTTCCATTTAAATTTATTCACTTAGATCACATACTTATCAGGGATTTCCCATCCTTTGTTAGAAGGAATAAACTCTTTTTTCATTTGCCACTTGTTGTTTTTATAGATACCAAACTTTGAGTAGTAGGCTTTCTCTGAAGGAAACGTCTCAACTACTGTCCAACCATCCCATGATAGTTGCCTATTCTTGCTAACTATTGATTCCATAGCGTCTAAAGAATTAACTAATTTCATAATCTTTCCATTCTGTTTGTGTGCTAAAGCACTTTTTAAGCATATTAAATTCTAACATATATGACACTGTTTGTCAACAACTAGAAATTGTATACGTTTGTATTGATATCGTTTAGTTTTGATACATGAACTGTTTTTGACACTGGCTCTTTTGGATTAGACAAAAATACAAAGTGGTCAAGTTCTGATATGTTTTCTTCTATCCATTGAGGTGTTACCTTGATGAACTTAATAGACTTGCCCCTTAACTTCATTCCTTTTTCAGATAGGTTTGAAAATTCCATAGCCATCATGTTAATGTTGTTTGGCCCTGCAGAGTATATGTGAAAGTTTTTGTCTTCCTCTAATAACTCAGAAAGGGCAACGGCCATAGATCTAAGAAAAATCTGGTAGTTATCAAAACTACTAGTTCCCTGAACCCCTACTATCATCGTTAATCCCTTCTCTTAATCTATCCATTATGAATAGCATTTTATCTAATTGTACCTTATCCATGTGTATTGTGTCAACTTGTATAGCAGAATCTTTACTAATTAAATTATTTATCATTGGTGCCGTATAAAAAGCATTGTCTTTGATCCAGTAGGCGATATCTTCAACAATAATCACTTTAACATTTTCTTTTTCTTTACGAATCTTTGATTGACTTTTTTTGTTTATCTTTTCAATATATTTTCTTTGCCTAGAGTATTGATTATGAATCATGGACTGAGTCATCATAGGCTCATAAACTTCTTTATTTCTAAAGAATACTGCATATCCTATTACTAACAATAAAGGAAAAGTTAAAGCCAACGCCCCATACAGGTTATTCATAAATACCCCCAAGTAACCATTGTATCACTTTTCTCTAAACCCTAAGTCTCCAGTTCATGGCTTTAGGGCCCTGCTTTATCATTTGGAACATGTGGTGCTTATATTGTTCTGTTAGTTCTGCGTAAATTTCTGGATTGACTAATTCAAGTTTGTCTGTTATTGAATAAAGCATTTCTCCTTTTTCATCTATACCAGCCATTTCTATGGCTCCCTGCATAATTAAATGCTCTACCATTGCTTGACTTTTTATATTTTTAAAGTTCATAGGATACTTCCTTTTCTTTTATATTTGTTGCCCAAATAGGCATTGCTATTCTTACACCAGACAAAACTTCTTCTATTTTGTGTACTTCTCTAGAATCAAAAATAACGAGACTTAACTTTTTTGGTTTAATTGTAAAATCTCTCTCTGGAAAATTTAAATATCCTCCATCAAAATCTTCATTTAAATAAATTACACCGCTTCTAAAAAAATGCTCTGAACCTTTATGGTTATCTACATGCGCTGGAAGGTTACTTTGTGGTCCCAACATAGTCATCCACTGCGCTGTTAAGTATATTTTTTCAGTATCTTTAAAAAAAAGATCACATTCTGATAAAAATTTATCAGAGTATTTTTTTAGTAAATGTAAAATTTCTGGATGATTTGAAAATGTATTTCGTTCTGGTATGTGTGATTCATACCTTATTTTACTTTCAATCCTATGCTTTAGAGGAGTATAGAATTTTGTTCTGTCTGAATAGTTATTTTTTATATAACTTACAAGTGCATCAGCATCTTCTAAAGTTATAAAATTTTCTATTACCTTAATTTTAAAATCTATCATTACTTGCCAGACTTTGCTCTAGCCTTTGCAAGTGCTGTAAAATCTTTTACCTTTGTCTCTCCCATGTATCCCCAAGCGTGTCCATCATTAATCATCTTATCATTAATAGAAACGGTATCTCCATCAAGATACACCCAGCCAAGAATACGACCATACTTTTCAGATGAGTCCATTTTCTCTGTCTTGATCACTACAGACTTAGAACTGTCAATGGCATGCTTCAAATAAGCCTTTGCTTCCAGTCCTAAAGCCTTTTCAGACTTATCTGTAGTGCGAGACTCAGGGGTATCAATACCAGCCAGTCTGACTCTTGAACTAAAAGAAATATCAAACCCTAAATCAATATCCACATCAATGGTATCTCCATCAACGACCTTTGTTACTTTCTTTACATAATATTCAAACATTTTTTTCTCCTATTTAATATGTTTGTTTGGCATGATATCAAACAATAGATGAATTCTATCTGTTGTACCATTATTTGCTACTCCATGAGTTTTTGCATTGTTAATTTCCCAACAATCTCCAACCTTCATATGCTTTTCTTCTGTATCAATTGAAAAAATAGCATCTTCATTTGTTTGAATTGCTATGTGGTGTCTATGGACAAGTCCCAAATAATCGCCCTCATCACAATGCTTATGAACAACCTTACTGCCAGGCAATCTTAAAAATGCTGCTTTGCCCATTTTCCCATCATGTTTTTTTTCATAATGGTTAATTATTGGCTCTATCATTTTCCAAAGTTCTGGATCTTTAAGTCTAAACGTTGGCTCAAAGGGTTGTCCTAGTTGCCATCCCATAATCTCTGACACAAAAATAGTTGTTGTCTCCTTATGAACAAAAGGAAACATTTGTTGGCGTGTTCTATCAATCCACCATTCTTCTTCTGGGTAAGATAAAAGTTTATTTAAAATATCATTTACATCATGATTGCCATAATATAAATATCTCCAGTCTTCTTGTCTTTTTTGTTTAATTATTGATAACATTATTTTCTCCCCCATTTAACTTTATTCCAACCACGCTCATGGAAGTAATAAAGGATTGTCTTTGTAAATACCTCAAAACTTGCTATTGCCCCTGCTGTAACTGGCTCTTTAGTTATTGCCCAAGATATTACAAATGTGTCTGCCGTTCCAATGATACGCCAAGTAATTGCTTTTAGTGCTGATCTTTGTTTAGTTACGTTCATTGCCCTGCCCCCATAGCCAACCAAGACAAAACTTCTTTTATTTTAGATACCCATTTCTTTACGTTTTTGCGTAGCGCTAATAGCATGAATGTCTGCCCCCAAATCTACTTGTTCAATCTTATATCCCACATCTCTACCGTATACAATGTTGGTAATGTTAGGTAGTCTTAATACTAAGGCACCATCCATAAATTCATCCTTGGCAATATATTCCTTTACCTGATCAAACTTTAGTGGATCTTTTTCGCTTGTATTATAGGTATTACGGACTCCAAGAAGTACTTGGTCAGTTCTATTGCCAGCCTCCTTGTAAAGGGCGTGGTGGCCTTCGTGCCACGGCTGGTACCTACCAAGCATTAAAGTTGTAGGTGCAGACCAATCGTGTAGTCCAAACTTTTCAATGATGTGCGATGCCTTTTCTTCTGCATTTAAGTTATGGCTAGTAAAAGATACATCAAACTCTGTCGGTATCTCAAACATTTTGTTTGTATCTTCAAATCTACCTTCTGAAATTGTATCCATGAACACTAAGATATCTGGCTTACCAAATGCTACACGAGTTAGATCGGTTGGACACACAAAGTCAACAATGACTGGAGCAACTCCCTGTTTGGAAATAAGTCTTGCCATCTCTCCCATACGACGGGACTGCTCAAGTCTATCTTCTGGTGTAAACCCTAAGTCTGAATTGACTGTTGCACGAACCTCATCTGCATTAAGATGAATGGCGTTAATTCTTTCTTTGAGTCCCTTTGCCAACTCTGTCTTTCCTGAACCTGGAAGTCCTATAATCTGAATAATCATTTTTAATCCTTTAGTCTATTTAAATCTAACTTGCTTCGTTCATCAATAATGCTAATCATAAAAGACATCATGCTGTTGTATCCGTCTGGAATAGCCATAATCTTGTTGTAATGGTGGCCACAGAACAGAATGTCTCCACT